ATGTACATAAATACCCTTTATACTTTTTCGCCCCCCCCCATAACATCTATGTAATCTTTAGTAATCACTTGTAGTTCTTCTTGTAAGTCTGCTAGTTGTTTCTTGAGTAATAGCTCGTTTAGTTCTACTCCTTGCAGTCCTTGTTGCATTGTCTTAATTAAAGATTGTTGCATCTTTATAAGTGTTTCTTGCTTGTCTATTATTCGCTTTGCTTCATCGAATAAGTCTAGTAGTTCCTTTGTCATTCTTCGTTGTTGTTTAGTTTATCTAATTCAAAGTTTAGATGATTAATTGCTTTCTGTATATCTTCATAAGGTGAATCGTGTTTATAATTACAACGGAGAAGATAACTAACAGCGACTCCTATATTATAACTTAAATCCCAATCCTCTACAACCTTACGAGCTTCATAACCGTAAGTATTACCAATATAATAGTTTGGTATAGGATTGCTCTTTATGTCTTCTATAACTTCTAAAGCTTCTTCTATATTTCTTGTATAGTCGTAATAATATTTTGAGTGTTTCATTTCTTTTTTCTTTTTGCTTTTGTCCACGCTGTCTTCTGATTATGATGGGGTAAACATAATGTCATTAAGTTATCTTGATTAAGTCTGTCACCACCATCTTTTATTTCTACTATGTGATCTATTATCACTCTATCTTTATAGTTTACTTTACCTTCCTCAGTACACCATCTGCAATGAGGCTCTCTTTCTATGTGCCACTTTCTAAGGTTACGCCAAGCTCTACTATTATAAAAATCATAGTTCTCGGACTTATGCTTTTCTGTAAAGCCTGTTTTCTTTTTGCTACTTGCAATCCATTTCTTTTTCTTTCCCTTTGGTAGATTAGGCATTAGTTAATAAAGTCTTTATCATCATATTCAGGTAACTTATACTCTATTGATATTATTGGTGGTATTCCATTATCTGTCAACCATTCATCCAAAGTATCAACTAATTTATCTATTGCTCTATCTTTAGCATCATCAAGTAGTTCTGTATCTTTTACATCTATCTCAATACTTACACTTGCAATTATTTTCATCATATGTATTTTTTAAAGTCCTCAATGTTTAAATAGGTTTTTGTTGAATACCTTTCATTGTTTTCTTTGAGTCTTTTTTCTTCTATTCTTTTATCTTCTCTATATCCAAACATTAATTGAAATCCTATGTCTGTTTTAATTTTTTTTGGTAATACTAACTCTAGTCCGTTCTCCGTTCTTTTATAAATCTCTTGATGCTTGGTTGCCCTTTTAATCTTCAAGAGTTGATTTATATTTATTTATTATTCTTTCCATCTGAGATTCATAAAAAAGAACAAAATCATATTTTTGATCGGTTTGCTCCCATACTCTATATAATACAGCTCTAAGTCTTTGTGATGCAGTCTTAGTTTTACCGACTTCAAAGTCTGTTGTAAACTTTTCTACTTCTTCTTGTTCTGCTTTGCTTATGTCATCAGAACTTATTAAAACCATTCCAGGAGTTTTACGCAAACTAAATACTCTCATCATTGTTTCTTCTGGTAGCTCTTGAGTATGTATGTTAATACTTAGAGTTCCGTCAGATAATGTGCTTACCTTGTTCACTCCTCCCTCGAATATTACTGTCTTTTTCATTTCGATAAATATATAAAATTGATTCAATTATCCAATCATCTGAATTAAAAATTATAAACAATCGGTTGTTAATCCACCTCTCTAATCTTTTATTCATTGAATAAATTATTTAATTTTTTTTCTACTACACAAATAGTATCATTGTGACTTCCTCCGTGTGCTACTATAAGTATTTCTATTATTTCAAAATCTCTTTTTTTACCTATGCCATTACTATTCCAACCAAAAGAAATTACTATTGAATTGTTTTTAGTTATTCTAAATATTTCATTTTTTAACTTACTCCAAAAAGAACTTTGAGTAGTTTCCCAGTTTACTGACTTATTAAGTTTTTTGTAAACTTCGCTGACTTGTCTTGGACTATATGGTGGGTCGAATAATACTAAGTCTATTGTATTGCTTTTTATTTGTTTTAAAAAATCTAAAGCATCTAAATTAAAATCAGTCTTGTAAGATTTATCTAAATCATTAGTAATTTTTGCTATTTTATTTTTATTAGCAAAAGGGTCAATACTTAATAAATTTTTGTTGTTATACTTATCTATCAATTTAGATATACATTTAATGTCAAATGTATTTTTGTTAGGCATTTCCCACACTCTTTTAATTATCATAGCTCTCTAATCTTTTGTTTATACCTTTCGATTGCTTCTTCATAGTCTACTCTGTTTAGTTTTATAATAGTGTTGCTTCTAATTTCTATTTCTTCAGCAGTACCTTTTCCAAATGTTTCATCTAAGTAAACTCCAAACTTATACTGCATTCCATTTTTAAAAATATTACAAGACACACATTGGTTTTGTACGTTATACTCGCAGTATCGAGTTGCCATCTTAGCTCTTGTCATAAAATGACCAGCTTGCATTCTATCCTTCCAATGTCTTTTAACTCCACAAGTGAAACAAGTAATAAAACCTAAATGGTCTGCATTTCTACGTCTTATATATTCGCTAAATACTTTGTCTAGCTTTTTCTTTAGTTTACTTATTGTTGTGGGCATTAGAATAGTACTTTTTGATTTGAGTCTTTTTTTTGTATTATACCCATAGCTGTATCTAATATAGTTTTACCAGCTTCATAATCTACTAAGTTTCTAGCTATTTTGGTTACGCTTTGTTTTCCCTTATATTTTCTAAAGTTGTAATCGTGAAACTTGCATAATCCATCAACTTCATTTTTTGTTTGTGAAATAGAAAATTTTCTATCTCCTAAATCACTCGGAAGATTAAAATTTGTCCAGTATAAGTGTCTACCTCTTTTTTTAGGATTTAGCATTGGTTGATAGTATGGTATAACATTTTCAACAACATATTTTCCTTTAAAATGATAATCTAAAAGAAGTATCTCTTGATAAAGTTTCATATTTGGATAAATTGGACTTTTACCATTTGCACCTATCGCCCAATATCTTGCTCTTGAATGTGTTGGACACGGTGGGCTACTCCATATAAAATCAAATTCTTTATAATGATTTAACAAGTATTGGTGTGCATCAGATACTATAACTTTATCATTAGGAAACCTTTCTTGATATAACATAGCTAATTCTTCATCTAATTCTACTGATGTAATATCGTGTTCATCTCCCCACTTATAGCGATTACCACCTAAACAAGCGAATAAATTTAATATCTTCATTTTCCAATTTTTTTAATCTCTCTTTTATCAATAGCATTTTTAAAACTACTTATTCTTTTTTTGTAGATTTCATATTCCTCTATTTGATTGGTTTGTCTTTTTAGAGCTTTTGTTTTTTTATAATCTCTCAACGCTTGACTCCACATAGGAACATTAACAAAGTGAGGTCCGTCATTGTTTCTTATGTATTTATTTAATGCAAATCTAACCTCATCTAATTCCATTGATCCATAATCATTAGCTAAATCATTAGTAAAAACATTAGTCATCTGAACTATTATCTCGGCTTCAGGGGATTGTCCTAATTGAACATAAAGAGTTGATATTATATCAAAACATTGTTTTTTTAACTCTTGTATGTTATTAGCATACATATACCACACTTGTTTACTTTTGTCTTCCATCTTTTCCTTTTTGAACATATTTCCAGCCAGTTATTAAATAGTAATTATCCCAAGTTATCTTATCTTTAAATTTAGTACAGTTAGAATGCAACTTAAACATATTTTCAACTGTTACATCTTTTCTTTCTACTATTTCGTTTTTATATTTATTCATTAAATTCTTTGTTTATCATTTCAAGTCCTTTATGATAGTTAGATAGTATCTTTTGAACTTTAGATTGTTTTTCTGTTTTAAGCTCAAATAATCCTTTCCAACCATTCTCTATTGATTGTTGGATAATTTGCGCCTGGTTTTCTTTGTTGTTGTTGGAGATTCTTAATAGCTTAGATATTGCAGCAGATTCACCTAAAGGCTTGTAAGATGATCTGAATTGTTCTTTACGAAATGCTTTCCATAATTCCCAAGCTTCAAGATTTAATTCAAAAGGATAGTCCCTTTCTGTTTTAATATTATTAGTATTTAGTTTAATATTAGTATTTAGTAGTGGTTGATTTTCTATATGTAGATTTTCTACTTCTTGAAAATCGGTATGTGGTTTTTCATAGACTATATAATCCCAACTAACAATCTTTCCTTTTTCTCTTTTCTGTTCTCTTTTCATATAGCCGTTAGATGTAAGTTCTTTAAATGCTGAGTAAATAGCAGACTTTCCATCTGTACTCCATTTTTCAACTTCTTCAACATATAGCCTCCAGTCATTAGGCAAAGCCAAGAGGTGACATAGCAACCCCTTAGCTTTTAAAGATAAGTTCTTATTAAAAATAAACTCATTGTTTATTGTAGTAAAGTTTTTATTCTTTTCTACTCTAATTCTTTTCATTTAAAGTATATTTTGAAAAAGTTACTTTTTCTTTGAATTTATTTATTCCTGATATTAATTCAGATTTTATGTTGTGTCCTTCATCTTTCAACTCGCATATTCTTGATGATAATCTCATTATTGAATATTCACTAAGAGCATCAATTGGAGTAAGTGATCCAATTTCTTTAAGATGTCTTAAAACCTTTTCTTTTTGTGATAATTTAGTTTTCATTGTTTTTATTTATTGGTTAATATTAAATTCCTAATCCTTGATTTTCTTTCATTTTTTGTTTTAAATAATCATTATATCTTTTCTTTTTGATATTGACTATTTCTCGTATTAGTTCTTTAGGCTCAATATAATCTATTTGAAGTTTAAAGAACTCTAATAAATCGTGATATTTATGTCCATAGTAATTATCAAACTCAATTAACTCTTTATGTTTTTTATAATGATGTATGATTGAAGCGTGATTTAATTTAAAGGCATTTGCTATCTCAGTCCATTTTAACTCTAGTATGTCTTTACATATAGCAAAAGCCATTCTTCGATTATCAACTATATGTCTTTTTCTACTTCTGGAAAGCAATTCTTTTTCTGACATCTTAGTCACAAAGCAAACCACTTTTTTAACTCTTTCAATTTTATTCATTTGAATTTTTTGTTTTAATGTAATGATCCTCTAACTCTTGACAATTCTCTTGTCTAATGATTGTTTGAGTAATAAATTTATCACCGATATTTATATACCAATCTGCAAGAGTAACTTCATAATGATTTTCTTTTTCTACTAGCTTAGTAGCTTTTTTGTTTAGATGCAACCATCCTTTGTTTCGTCTTAATTTAAAACAATAGCTAGTTTCCAAGTCATAAACTTCTTCTCTTGAATCTTTATTAAAAAGGTAAGTCTTTGCCATTGCTATCGTTTTTTGGTTTAACATCATTTAACACCCACTCTTTAAAAGCATCTGCTATTTCTAATATCTTAGCAACATCATCAGTACCTACAATATTACAAGCATTAGTCAAAGCGTTCTGCTTTACTATATATTCTTGAGTCTTATTGTCTTTTGGTACTTGAGTAAAACTTTTAGATCCACCTTGTTGGAATGTTGAAGCTGGTTTTATTTTATTGATTTTAGTTCCGTTATATTCTCTTGTCGTTACTTCTATTGAAGCTGTCTGTCCCTCTATAAATTTGTTTTGAGTTTCTGTCTTTGACAAATACTCACCCTTAAATCCATCTTCAAACTCTAAGAGCCACTTATAAAAGTGTCCGTACTGAGATTCAAAATCTCCTACTTTTTTAACTGATTTGACTACTTTTTCCATTATCATAAAATTTTATTGGTTTAACTTTGTTTTTAATTTCATTTTGAATTTTGAGAAAATTATTAAAATGCTCTTGGCATTCATCATATAAATCTTCTAAAATTATTCTGTCACAAGCATATCTATAATCAAGATTATTTCTTTCTATTTGATTTGCTATATATCTAAGCTTGTCTACTAATTTATTTCTATCTTCCATATTAGTTTAATTAGTTCCGTATTTTATGTAAAATACCACCATAGTAACAAAAGAGCCACTATAAAGGCTTAACACCTCTGTGTAGTATGTAGGTATCAAAAACAATAGAAGTATCGTTAGAAACGCTAATACCATAGTATAACTACATAATTGGGTTAAAGTAAAGCTAAAGAATTGAACTTGAGTACCTAATTCCATTTTAGCATCTAAATAGTTTGGCTTGTGTAAGTCGTTTGTCTTCATAATATTATAAATTAGGGATTATTTGTTTAGCTAACTCTCTTAATGCTTTTTTGTCCGTTATAACATTTTTTACACAATCTGTATATAGGCTAGGTTGTGCATCATATACTTGAATTAAATATTCCATTACTACCTTTTGTGTTGTCCAAAATTGTTTATATAGCATATTTTTATTTTTCATACCGTGTGCTTCCCACATTGACTCTCGCCATCCAAAATCGTTTACATAACTACAGAGCGAATCTGTTTCATATTTAGTAAAAAATTCTAAATCTCTTATTATTTCTTTTTCCATTGCTTTTTGTAATTTTTCTTCGTAAGTCATAATTGTTAGTTGTTTTAAAATTATCCTTTTAGTATTAATATTAATTCGTTTGTCATATCATCTGTAAAGCTACGAAAACAAAAATTAGTATAACAATCTAAATTGTTTTTGAATATCCTTTTGGCTTTACTAAGCTTCTTATTTGTCTTTGCTCTTTCTTGTTTTATAAACTCGTGAGAATATGCAGATAATATAGCGATTTCGCTAGTTCTGAAAGTTCCTATACTTATTAGAAAGTTACCTGCCTTTATTATAGTTCCTTTTTTTATTTCTAAATTTTCCATTGTTTTGTGTTTTAGTTTGTTAATTTCTTTGGCTAAAGTAATACATTCTAAACTTCTGTGCAAACTTTTTAACAAAAAAAGTATGTTTTTTTTAGTTTACTAGAGTAAAAAAATGTTAAAGTTTTTTAAATATAGGTATAAAAAAAGAGGATATTCGCTAAAATATCCCCTCAAAACAACTTAAAATTAACTTAATAACTAAGGTTTTTATAACCAAAACGCTGCAAATATATAAAAATTATAATTCCATCATAACATTTATAGGAGTTTTTCCGTTGTTTAATATAACCCCACAAGCAATAGCTGGTTTTTTTCCAGCCTTAGCATAAGCCATAGCGTAAGATTTAAAGTCTATACCTGAGCCTATTTGCATTCCAAAGATTCTATATTTAGCTCCAACATAGTGTTCTGTATAGCATTGAGTATGCAAGTGTCCTTGAACAGTATTCATCATATCTGCTCGGCATTTAGTCCTAGCTGTTCCAGCTTCACCGTGTATGTATTGAACATCATTTAAGACATACCTTTCTAAAAACTCCCATTGAGGCACTTCTAAGACTTCCTGATAGCTTTTAATCCATTTGCTTGGTATTGATGAGGTTTGTCCTTTACGGAATATCATACGATCGTGATTTCCGATTATAACTTTAGCTACTGGAAATGCTTTATACCATTTAGCTATTTTACTTATTGCTAGTTCTAGTTCATCTGCTCCACCTAAACCATCAGCGTTAGTCTCGTGATAGCTTGAATAGTGATTATCTATGATGTCCCCTATGAATATGACATCAGTACATTTATAATGATAATAAGTGTTTAGACAAAATTCTAAATATCCATCTAAACAGAAAGGCTCGTGTAAATCACCAATAACTAGGACATTGCTATCTTCACCTTTTTGATTTTTATAGTGTCTGTATTTATCAATAAGACTCCATTCATCAGGTTTTAGTCTGTACCTTTTTTGGTTTTTCATTTATTTTTTTTGATTTTCTCTAACCCTCTTGAGCCAAAATAAGCTCCATAAGCTAATAATAAAAGGCTTTGATATATAGGCTTATATCCTTCGTCAAGAGTAAATTTACCAATGTTGCCATCAGCAAAAGATATAATAGTAAATACTACCGTTATAAATATAAGACTCATAGGACGAATATTTTTTGAAAGCCAATTATCACTCGAATTATCTGAAATCCACCTTTTTGATACTTGCTTTTCAATTAAAGATTCTTGCTCTTGAACTATCTTATGTAGTTGATTTTTAAGTTGCAGCTTTTCTTCTTTTGATGTGATTACCTCATCAACTATTGTATCTGCTTTGCCTAGTAAGTTTCCTAGTATGTTTCCTAATATAGCCATATTATATTGATTTATAAGTGATTTTCACTTCATTACCTAACTCTAACTCTTTAGCTATTTTTGGATAAATTCTTTTGTAAGCGTTAGTAGATTTTCCAATAAATCCATCTTTTATAATGTAGTTGTTTTCTTGAGAATCTCCTAATAACAAACAGCCTCCAGTATCTTCATCAGTATTACCACAATGAAAAAGAACATATTTAAAATATGGAACATCTAAAACTTCTATCATTCCCTTATGAATACCTTTAAACCTTTTACTGTATTTATTATGAAATCCACCCTCTTTTCTAAATCCTAGATAATAAACTCCATTAGGTATTCTAGTCTCTCCTTTTACTTTTAAGACTCTTTGTTCATCTTCTAAAGTATAACATAAAAAGTTAAGTCCTAAATCATTAACCTCAAATAAAAGTCCATTAGTACTATCTTGTTGAGAGCTAAATCTTAATACTAGCAATTCCATTATCTACAAGAACAGTTATTACAAATGTTAAGAGATACCTTTTTAAAGGTTAAATAATATATTGTGAAGCAAATAATCTTTTTCATTTTTTTTGTTTTATAAATTCTAATATTATGTCTATTTTTTTCTTAATTTCTTCCATATTTTCCGCAGCTCTTTCGTGATGTTTCGAGAATTGGTTACGAACTTCATACAACGAAAAAACGAGAAACCTATATAAAGCATATAAACTTCCCAACAATAACACTACTGACAAGCCATAGCTTTCAATTAATTTTAATATCTCTTCCATTATCTTCCTTGACTATTATAAGGCTTTAAATATTGTGAGCCTCCTTTTGTTCTACTTTTATTCTTAGAGTGTACTTTGCGTTTTACTTTAGGTTTTCTAAAAAAACTATTTATTATTTTCTTTGCCATTATCTTAATGCTAAATCAACGGTTTTAACGACTGGCCTTCCAGTAGTATTATCAGTAATTGTTATTCTTAGGGTATATGTACCCCTTGAATTATTTACATCAAATTGCATTGTCATATTAGCTGTATTTAACCCCTGACTTACTTTGGCTGTGTTTGTAGTTATTGCATTAGATTGGCTAGTAGTAATACCAACCTTAGCTGTGTTAGCTGTTATAGCATTAGCTTGAGCTGTTGTTAAAGTGTCAATATCATTAGATACATATCTTCTAAGTTCTTCAATATCCTCTTGCATTTGTTGAACTATATAAACTAAACCAGCATTGAATAGTAAATTAGTTTCATCATTAATATATTCTTTATCATTAAAAGCATTTTGCAAAATAGATTCTTTTGTTGCATCAATAGTTTTAGTATCTGCACTAGCTCCTGTTTTTCTATTATAAAGTTCTTCTGATTTTTTATTTGCTAAAGCCATCTATTTTCTATTTTTTCTATAATGAATGTATTTGTCAAGTGTGTATATTATACCTAAAAGCAAACCTATGATCTGCAATATTTGTTCTACATTACTGAAGCTTATTCCAATACTTAAAGTATTTATTGCTAATACATCGATATTGTCTTTAATAAAATTCATTGTCTTGGATCGAAAGAGATTAATAATTGAACTATTATATTATAAAAAACAGATTGATCTAGTTGCCCTGTTGCTCTAAAGACTGGTAATACACAAGTATTTGAAGCTAAAGCGTGAGTTGTACTATTTTTTACATAAAAATTATATGTTGCATCGTTTTGACTTGTAAAGCTTTGAGATTCTATTAAAGATATAGTTTGACTTGAATTGTTATTCTGTGCAATAGGTAACTCAAAAAGTAAAACACTACAATTTCTATTTGTGCTTCCAGTTAAATTTGCAGTATATGTAATATGTTCTATTCTTGCTCCATTAGGAGGCGTTAAAAAAACACTATACAATGAGGCAAAATCAGCATCAACAGAGCTACCATCTGCAAAAGTACTAGATGAATCATTTGTAAAAGCAGCTGGTACATTATCATCTCGTAAAAAATCATTAGATGATCTTACTTTAGATGCGTATATAGGAATATTGACTGTTGTATATTTTCGTAAAAGATTTTCGTATTTTGTTTGTTGTTTTTGAATAACAATACTACCTTCTGGAATAGGTGTGTCAAATGTAGTAGAGCTAAAAGTTATTCTATCTAATGAAGTATCCAAATCTGCCGTTAGTGTGACTGGGTATTGTCTTCCAGTACCTTTATTAATTATAATAACTACATCACCACTTTTAGCCATTGTTATAGGTACAGCAAAAACATTTATAGTCGTTAGTGTTCCGCTTACTGTTTCAGAAGTAGTAGCTAAAACATCATTATTTAAGTATTGTTGTAAGCTCATATTACCAAGTATTAGTGTTTATATTAGAATTATTAACTAAGCTTTGAGCTTCTATTGTGTCTGTTAATGTTGGTGATGAAGTGTTTATTTCGTACCATTCACCGTCCCAAGTATCAGTATTCGCTACAAAAGAACATTGATAAGGAATATAAAACTTTGAGTCAATAGTTATTCCATTGTCAAACTTGTAGCCATTTGTACCATCATTTTGAGATAGTATTTTTAATGAGCCATTGAATATCTTAGCTCCGTCATTTTGCCCTTTCATTACTTCATTTAAACAAAGCGCAGTAATTCTTTTACCTGTACCAGCTCCGTAAGCTTTCCAACTTGCAATAGTTCCATCATCAAAAGAGCTACCATTAGCACTAGCCTCTAGCCTACCTTGTGCTGAAGCATTAGGTCCTGTCCCAAAAAATACCTCGCCTAAATCTTGAGTTACGCCATTTGAAATATTTTGAGATGTAAGAAATAATTGTTGACTTGTTGATTCTCCATTAATATAAGCTTGTATTAATTGATTTTCTGAGTTTTCAGGTGGTGAATAAATATAAAATTTAGCTTGATCTGTTGGCGCAGTACCAGCTACCTCTGTCCCAAGAAGTGGATCATTACTCCCAAAATTAAAAAATACCCTAGCGTAAAATTCAAAAAATAAAGTACCATCAAAAGGGAGTTCTTCACTTTCAAACTCAAGTAGAAAAGTATTTTGTGGAGTATCATAAAAAAAATCAGTACTTCCAAAGAAATTAAAACCTCCTGGTATATTACCAAAAACATCATTAGTAGTCCAAGTTGCTAGTCCTCCATTAGTATAAGAAGAACGACAGTATTGAGTTGAAGATGAGCCAACTAATTTCAGTCTGTGATATACTAAGCATACTGTATTAGTTCCGCTAGTTATTGTATTAAATTCTGCATAACTACCATCAAAAGCTCTGTTAAAATTTCTTTTTACTTTAATAGTTTGTCCAGTTATTTGTTGAACTTCGCCTAATTCATAAGATATAAAATCAGTTGTTGCATCATTTATTCCGTATATATCGCTTTCAGTTTGAAAATCCTCAGCGTTTGTATGATAACCCTTCCAACAAACTAGAGCATTATTAGGAGCTGATGAGGACAAAACTCCCCCTGACTCATCTAAGATTCTTAAAGGATCTAAGTCATAAGCTTTAAACATTTCATATACTAATCTAACTTCTTTTAATATACTAAGTTGATCGAAGTCATTACCAGCCAACCTTTGTATATTAGTACCATCTTCTGTCTTGTTTAAAGTTTCTGAGCCAGTCGTGTCAGGTGTGTATGTGCTTCCGTTATTGCCTTTTTTATATGTTCTGAAAAACTGAGTTGAGCTATTCATTTGCTCGTAAGTGTTAACTTGGACAAAAGTCCAAACACCATTTGACAAAAATAATCTAGCTCCGAAAACTTTACAAATATCATCTAATAGCTTAAATGCTGTCTTTGGTTGTCTTACTCCGTTGTTATCAATAGGAGCATAAGCAGAAGCTTTAAATCGACATAAATTTAATGGATCATTACCAACAGCTCTAGTCATTGAAGCATTAGTCCAATCAACAATAGTTTTAATATATATATCATTTGTGTCCCAATTGTTCTCTGTGTCTACATCAGTAGTTAAACAGTTGTATATATATCTATATGGACTATAAGAAGCGTTAAACTCATAAACAACTTCTTCATTGAATGGAATATTATCTAAAGCTCCAAGTCCACAAATAGCCGTAAGAGTTACTTTTCTAGGGAGTGATATATCATCTTCAGCGTTTATATCATTCAATAAATTACCTACCCAAAATAAAGAGTATGATGAATCATTAGCTCCTGATTCAATTTTTAGCTGCCATCTTTTATAGTCTGATGTTCTTATTGAGTCTACGATTCCGTTGATATTAACTTGATTACCACCTCCTGAGCTGTCAGTTATAAAAAAACTAAAATCGCATTTAGATGGTATAAGTCCAGTGAATCTGTTGTCATCCTCTGTTTCGTAAGTCAATACAAAACCCTCCTCAGAATTTTCAACATCTGTATATAGTGTTGATGTAGAGCTTAGAGTGTCAATGATAGTAACTCTATAAAAAGTATTTCTATCACTTGTAAACTCAGTCTGTATTCTATTATCTATCGCCATTAGTAGCCTCTAGTTCTTGTTCTGTTGTTTCTTGCTCTTGTAGAGCTTAATAAAATATCTTGTCCACTTATTGAGCCAAAGACTTCAATACTTCCGTTTCCTTGTCCTATCATTGATTTTAGGCGATCAAGTGGTGCGACTACCTCTGGATTGCTCATTGATGTCCCTCTTCCCTCACCGATTAATCCGAGTGTAGCTCCACTCACTAATCCACCTTCTGCAAAGGGAGGTATAGCTTTTGCAAATAAACTTCCCATTATACTAGTAGCCCCAGCAGCTAAAGCTAAATTAAAAGGGTAAGGCACAGTAGTAAATATTGATTTAATTTTATTAGCTATCGCAACAGCTAATGCTGTTTTAATTTCTTGTCTTGCTGCATTTTTAGCAGAAGCAATCATTTGTTTACTACTTTGATCTGAAGCATCAGCCGTAGCCATAAAAGAGTTTATCATTGTTGATGATAGTCTTTGCATTACTCTTTCTGTTTCTAAGCCTTGTTCTGATAATGATTTTAGTTCTTCTTCTGTTTTTACAATTAATCCACTAAATGGTGTTTCTGCATCTTGAAAGTTTACGCTTTCTAAAATATTTTGTAAAGGATTGTTTTTAAAAAATGATGAGTCTAAAGGACCAAGTATTCCTTGACTTGTATTAGTTGATGTTGTTTCATTTGATGGAGCTTCAGGTACACCACTTGGTCCACCTAAATTTAAAGACTTAGCAACACTACCTAAAACATTTTTTAGTCTTGAGCCTTGTCTACCCATAAATGTTGTAAAGTCCTCAAAATCGTGCTTATAATCATCTGTTTCAATTAGAGCTTTTTCTACATTTTCAGCTAGTTTATCAAACTCATTAGAGGCTTTTAAGATACCAAGTTTTCCTCCACCAAGTTTATCTATCAATTTATTATATCCAGTAATTAAATGCCCAAAACCTTTTAAAGTCATAGCAACACCTTTTATAATAGAATTAAAAAGAAAATCAAAATTTACTCTTTCTTTGAAAGCATCAAAATTATCTACTAAAAATAAGATTCCAGTAGCTAAAGCAGCGACACCTATAGCAATAGCAACAAACTTGATACTTAGTGCAGTAACAATTGTGACTAAACTACCCATTATAACTAATAAAGGTCCTAAAGCTCCAGCCAATAAAGTAGCCGCAACCGCTAAATTTTGAGCTTCTGGTGAAAGGTTTTTGAAATCATCTAATAAACCCTTAAAGGCATCAGCTAATTCTAAAACTACGGGAAGTAATATATTACCTATTTTAATTCCTACATTTTGCAGTTTAACTAATGTTTGATTGAATTTGAAACCAGCCGTACCTGATAAAGTATCAAAACCCTCATTGACATTTCCAAGACTATTATGCATCCCATCTAAAACCTGAGTATAGGTTTCAGATTGAAGTCCTATTGTTGACAACATACCTACTACAGACTTAGAGCCTCCAAACATTTTTAGGAGTTCTTCGTTGTTGTCTTTTAAGTTAGAGTGTAAAAATTCTAAAGTACCTAGTAAACTCTCGCTTGTCATCTTGCCTAGTTCTTCAGTACTTATCCCTAGCTTATCTAAAATTTCTTCTTGTTGAGCTGTTGGCTTCAACAAAGCCATAATCATAGACTTCATTGATGTAAGGGTGACGGCAGCATCACCTGAAAGCTTAGACATTGTAGCAGAAGCAGCTCCTAGTTCTTCAAAGCTTACCCCAGCAGCAGCAGCAACTGGAATAACACTACCTAGTTTATCCATAAACATAGCAGCCTCAAACTTACCTTGCTTCAAAGTTTCGTGTAATAAGTCACCAGCCTTAGCCGATGTCATATTCTCTTTCTCGTAAGCCGTCATAATAGAAGTAAGAGCATTAGCAATAGATGACATTTCACCCATTCCCATTGCAGCAGCTTTTGCTGATACTTCTAAAGCATCAAGTCCCTCTTTGCCTTGAAAACCAGCAGAAGTAATAAAGAATAAACCATCTGCTAACTGAGCAGCCGAAACTCCTACTCTTTCGGATAGCGACATTATCCCTGCCTCGTACTCTTTTAAGTCTTTAGCAGATGCTCCTACCAAAGTAGAAATTTTAGTCATTGAAGTTTGGAAGTCCGTAGCTAGTTTGACTGATGCGCCACCTAATGCTAAAATAGGCATAGTAAGACTACGAGTCATATTTCGCCCTGTTCTTTTCATTGAGCTCCCAAATCTTTTTAAGGATCTAGTCGCTTTCCTTAAAGAACTTTGAAATTGCTTATCATTTAAGCTTAATTTTATACTAAGATTCTTTTGAGCCATCTTTTTTGTTTAGCAATTCGTATTTCTTATTTATGTATTCTGCTCTTTGTCGTTGTTTCTTTGCGTTGGTTTTTCTTTTCTTTTTCTCCCAATCAAACTTAACTAACTTTTGAGGTGTTAGATTCTGTCCTTTCTTAGTGTGTGGCTGTAAATACACACACGCTAACCATCTTACTCTTTCCCATTCATACCTCTGTTCTAGTTCTAGTCTATCGTTTATGCCTCTTTGTGTGCATAAAAACTCGTGAAATGTCATACTCCAAAAGTCTTTAGGTAACAACCCAAGTCCATAAGCAACAGCCTCTAACTTATCCCAAGTTATTTCTTTTTCTTCGCCACCTTCTTCGTGGCTTTGTCGTTTCCCTCCGTTTCGAATTTAGCAGAAAACTGAGTTGAAAATATCTCTAAGACTTTATTTAAAGCCTCGAAATCTTCATCTAGCATATCTGCTATATCATCAACTGTTAAAGAACATTCTTGTCCACTTACTCTAGAGCCGTCTTTTATTCCGTTAAGAATTAAATAACAAGCATCATCTAAGCTTATTCCTTCCCCTAGCTTATCTAAGTCAGCTAAACTTCTGTTAGTATCTCGGCAAAATAATCTAAGACTATTTATTCCGAATCTTACAGCGTAATCTTTTCCGTTTATTAAAACTACTTCATACATATTTTGTTGGTTTTAAGTTTGCTAGTTGGGAGACGAGCCGAAGCTCAATCCCCAACCAACAAAAAGTAATAATTATGCTACTGTCAGCGTTCCAGTTCCTTCAATTGCTACTGAATAAGTTGGAGCATCTTCAGTTCCTCCACTCACTTCAATAGAAGTAATAAAGCCAGAGCCACTCATATTATAAGCAGAAGCGTCTGCAATACCAAATACAAATGTGACTGCAGTTCTTGCTAACATTTGAGTGAATAATTCATCTAGTTCAGTATCAGAGCCACCAGTTGCAAAGTCCATAAGTCCATCTGCCGAAAGACTGAAAGACTTTTGTCCACCTATTAAATCTCTGAAACCAGCAGAGTCTTTAGTTGAGATGTCTATTGTGTCAGTATTTACCGACAATGATACAGTCTGAGAATGCATCAGTTTTACAGCCGTTCCACCATTAGATGGACTGACTTTTAGGATTAAATCCGTTCCATTAAAAATTGCCATTGTGTTTTATTTTAAAATTTATAATTAGCTAATATCCAAATCTTTAGAAGTTTCTTTCTTCTTAGATTTTTTCGTTTTTATATCGACTGCATCATTTGCTAGTAGAAAATTTCTTACGACTCTACCTACTTCGTAAGATTCGCCTTCTTTGTATTCTACGCCTCTGCATTCAATATCTTTTTTTACTTTTATTTTATACATATCTATCTATTTATGTTAAATCTATAATCTTGTGCTAAACCATATAATCCTACTGTACCAGCCGAATCATCATAAAGTTCGTTTTGATCTTGATAAAATATCTTATCAACTACTACTCCATTATAAGTACCACTTGCATAATCTAATGCAGTTCTAACCAAACCAGCTAGAGTAGTCATATCCTTATAACTATTATGATATATGCTTATTTGCACTCTTACATAGTCATAAGTCGAAGCTCCGTTCTTTGTATTGTTTGGCTCATCAGAAACCATCTGATAAGTAATATATGGGAGCTTTACATTCTTAGGAAAGTTATATCTACTAGGAAATATTCTAGTGTTAGAATCAGTAGTCAATAAATTGCTTATTGTTGCATTATTGCTTAATATATTATATATGACTTTGCCTACTTCCATTCTAAAACTTCTTTTTTACAAGTTTATCTATTACTTTTTTTATTTCATTTACAACATTAGATTGAGCCATTTTTGCAGTTGTACTATTATGAACTTTATCTAACATCCTAGCTCCTGGCTTACCTTTAAATCCATACTCTAAAAAGAAAAAATGAAAACCACTTCTTTCCTTATCAGCAAAAGCTCCTTTCACTCTAGGACCAACATAAACGGCTGGCTGTGCGCCCCTTCTCATTTTACCATTTATTACAGCTATACTTTTTCTTAGTCTACCAGTTGCCCTATTTCTTTTACCGACATTGTCTTTACCTTCTATTTTTTTAATTTCTGATCTTAACTCTTTAACTAAAGGTGTGGCAGCTTTGCGCATACCTTGTCTAAGTTTTACTTTAGTTTGACTGTCAGACAAATTAAGTTTTTCCATAAAACGAATCAACGATTTTAATTCTGTTTCATTTATTGAATAACCAACTAATCCCTGATGCCCTCCTTGATTACCTCTTAAATTTTTTTCTGTGAATACTGTAGCCATTAGTCAACTTCTATTTTATGAGATTCTAAAACCTTTTGCCATTCTTCCTTATCTAAATACATCTCTATATTAGTTTCCTTTGTTGATAAAACTTGAATAGGACTTACCATTCCATAGCTTAAAACTTTGTCATCCTCATCAAATATAATCCAATAAGTATCAACTTCAGGGTTTTTTATTTTATCTATATCTTTCATTATGCTGTTCCTCCGTCTGTTATTGTCCAACCTTTACTCACTAAAGAAGCTCTAGCTGCTGCTGCCTCACCTCCAGCGGTGTATTGAGAAGTACCAAAGTTTATACTCACTCCACTATTAACATTTTGAGCAGCCCATCCTATAAGCGTATCATCATAGTTAGCTGTGGATAATCCAGAGCCTCCACCAAAGAAAGTTAATTGATTACTACTTAAAGCCGTTACATTCCATAAAGCCAATGATTGATCAAATGCCGTTGCTCCTGAGAACATAGTTACAGCCGATGACAAACTACTTACATTCCACATTGAAACATCTTGATTAAATACTGTATTACCCCCAAACATTGAAGAAGTATTTGTGACAGAAGACAAGTCCCACTTTGATAAGCTTTTATTAAATGGACAATCATCAAACATATTAGATAAGTCTGTTGCCTTGCTTATATTCCAATTATTGCAATCTTGATTGAATTGACTACCGTGAAAGAAATTACTAAAATTAGTTATATTGCTAACATCCCAATTATCAACGACTCCGTTAAAGTTTGTATCTTGAAATGTGCTAGTCGCATCAGTTGTATTAAATTGTAAGTTATCAGTTGCACTAGAAGTTAAATTAGTACAATCTTTAAAAGCTAAACTGTCTTGAATAATCAAAGGCCCATAAGATTTAATATCTAAAATTTTTAAGGTATCAATTCTTCCAAAATTCCAAGCTCCAGTATCAATAGTAGTATTAATCCCACTAAAGACTCCTTTTATTTTTATAGTATATGTCCCAGCACTTCCGTAAGTATGTAATCCGTTTGCATCATTGTAGGTTGTTATTGTGTTGGTGTTACCATCCCCCCAATCGACAGTAAAGTCATAAGTCCCTGATGCTCTTGTTGGTAGTCCGTACTGAGTAGCTGTCGAGCTTCCAGTACCAGTATTATTAGTATTGATTGTATATTCAAAGAAAGTATTAATACCACTTAAATCTATTACATCATTTTGTTCTAGTTTCAAAAGCATTGCATCTTTTCTACCTATTTCTTGAATACTTTTTATAGAATAGTTGGTTGTGCCGTTACTTATAAAGTATTGTGGTGAAGTACCTATGTCTGTTCTGTATCTAATAAGACAATCGATTGTATCTTCATTTATCAAAGCATCAGCATCAAAAGAGGTTTTCCCACCTTTGAAGTCAAAATTGCCCAATATGGTGACAAATGTATTTGAAGAAACATCTCTCTCTCCGTATTCGTTGGTTGTGAATACTTGTTTAAAGAGCTTAAGTTTTCTATCTAGTTTGCCTATTATCATAGTTCAAGCAAACGATAAGGAGTTAATAAGTGATTAACCATTAAAGGCACTTCATTTACTTGTGTTCCCATTACTACATCTTGTCGGTTTTCATAGTATCTTCCTACTATTATATATATAGCTTGAATTATTGGAGCTGGTATATCACCTGCAGCAGCTCCCACGATAAACTCAACCTCAACAGCGTTAGGCCTATCATATGTATTAGGAAAGTCCCCATCTTCAGATTGATATATTCTTCCTGGCCTTATCTTAGTATCTACATCATAATTTGATGCAGCTAAAGTTTGTAAAGCATTACTCTCATCATAATACTTTATATGTGTAACACTAGCGACCTCTCCTATTTGTAAATCAATATAAGGTGGGAACTCATCGTGAAATAAGTTAAATGTCTGTGTTATAAGTCTTCTTCTTGTAAATTCTTCAACCATACTTGTCGCAACATTAATCAATGAGGTGATATAAGTATTATCATCATCATAGTCTGAGTCTATCCTTAGAAATGACTTAGCTTCTGCCAAAGATATAGGAGTAGTAGTTGGCGCAGTTTTTAAAACTAGCTTACCATAAGGCACATAGTCTGAATATGTAAATGCATTAAAGTTATAGTTGTAGTATTCCATTTAAAAAAAATTAATGGAGGGGCGATTAAACCCCTCCGTTAAAATAATCAATTATGATGTTGTTTGTATTTCTACAAATGCAGTTCCATTGTCAACGGCATTACCATCAACTAATGAAGTAGCAATCATTCTACCGACACCTGAAGCAGCAGAAGTATATGGGTCAAATAAGACATCCAATCCACCGAACTGTGCAATGTGTACTCTTGAGAAATCACCGAATAAAACACTATCAAAGTTACTAGCTTTATTACCTACATTTGAAGATACAAAGCTAAAGTAAGAATTGATAGTCTTATCTCTGTTATCATAGATAGGAGAAACAGATGCAACTTGAGCTAAACCTTTAATAACAGATAAAGCGTCAGGATTACAAAGGTAAGCAAATCTACCACCTAATAAAGGAACATTGTTACCTAATACAGTTGATTCCATTGCTAAAAGAGCAGCAGCATCAAGAGTAGCACCACCATCAGCAGCATCAGCTAAGATTGACTGAGGACCACCATCTGAGTTATCAGCAGCAGCTAATAAGTTCTTCTCTAATTGAGCAGCAACTGAAGCAGCCATATTTCTACGGATTGCAGCCTCTATACCAGCGTTTTGAGTCATAGCCTCAGCAGAAATCTCAACAATTGAGATACATTTCTGAGGAGATAATGTTTCGCTTGTAGCAGAACCAGCAGCAGAAACAGAACCACTCGTCTCACCAACGAAAGTAGTAGTGATACCACTTATAACTGGAAACTTCATATTTTTTACTCCAGAATAGAAGTTTGCACCAGCACTAGCTAAAACTAAATTAGCTTGTAACTGATCTGTAAAACTCATTGTTTCAACTTCGTTAACATTAGAAGTTGTTATTGCTCTTGCTTCTAATACAGAGCTTGGTATTGCTATACCTTTATACATTTGTCCAGTATATCGAGCCTCATTACGAGCCTCTTGGTCCATCTCCTTAACTAATCCAGTTAATGAACCAGAATAAGCAGCCTTCATAGCATCTTGGAAAGAATACTCTCTAACTTCTTTTGGAGTGTTTTCTGTTACTTCTTTAACAGCTTTAGTAGCTTGAAGTTTCTCGAAAGACTCAGCTCTCTGAGCCATTCCGTTTAACTCCTCTACTTTTGTATTTAAAGAATCAAAGCTTACTTGCTCATCAGAAGTCATATCTCGTCCTTCAGCAGAAGATACAAGACTTTCCATCTTTTCGATAACCTCAGCTCTTTCTTCTTTATAAAGTTTTGATGTTTTCATTTTATAGAAAATTAATATTAATATTTATTTTTTAAGATTTTCAAACGCATTTCATTGAGGGAGCGTTTCTTTAAATCTTCTTCTTTTATACCCTCTGTGTTTTCTTCTTTTGACTTCCATTCTTCTAGTGAGCGTAAAGCGACAGCACTACTTGCTTGGTTGTATGCTGGATAAGTGACTGAACTTACATCATATAATTGAGAAACTTTGTCAATAGTTCTTATATTCATTCCGTCTTTTACTTCCCAAGAATCTTCTTCAACAGTAAAAGCAAAGCTAGACTGACTTATAGTTCCGTTCTTTAATAGTTCCATTAAATCTCTAGCTGTTGAAGTATTAGGCATATCAGCCTCGTATCTTAAACCTTTCTCATCAACAGAAAGTCTTAGAGTTCCGTTAGTAGTTCTAGCTAGTATTAAATTAGCATCGTGATTAACTAGAAATCTTACATCATCCTCTAATCTACCTTCAAAAGCGTTTGGCGATATAAACTCTCTAAAACCTCCTAAGTCATTTGACATAGAGTTAAAGACAGCTCCGTAACCTACAACAGTTGGCTTATCTCCGTCCATTCTAAGCTCTAAGTCTTGAACATCAAAAGTCCTTACTTCTTTATTAGGATTTGTTCTAATCTCAGACTTTTCTTCTTCATCGTGGTATGGAGTGTGTTCTGATTCATCCATCTCTTTGTCTTGTTCATCAATCATTTCTACATCATCAACATTTTTACCATAGTAAATAATTATTGAATCATCTGTTTCTTCAATCTTTTGAATGTGTCTTAAATCGTGCTTTTTCATAAATCTATTATTTTCTTCCATTTCTTTTTTTACTGGATGATTGTCAGGAAGTAAGTCTGTGTCGTGCTTACCACCTTGAAATCTACCTTTTTTTAGAGCAAATAAAAATGAGTTTACTCTTGCTAAACCCCAACTCTCAGGAGTCATATTTGGCCTAACCGAGCCTGGATTTGTATTGAAAGCTCCTACTCCTCTATCAAATACTTTTACAAGTTCAGCGTAAGTCGTACGCCCATTCCAAGCTAAATCAAGCTCTTTTATTTCTTCATTATGTTTTTCAACTTTATTTTCTAAAGCCTTTTTTATTTTAGCGCTAACTTGATTCTCCTCTTTTTTACCCTCTAGCTTTTTAGTTAGTTCTAAAATTACATCTTTCATTCCTTGCTCTCCTAGTGTTCCAATCGTTCCCCATTTAATCTGAGCTACTACACCACCAACATTTGAAAGGTTTGGCTCTGTATCGCCTTTGAATTGCTTACCATCTTCAAAGTGTCTTTTTATCCAAGCCTCTCTCTCTTTTATCCATTCTCTGATGGCTTCAGTATCTTGGCCATCTCTTGCTCTACCCCATAACATAAAAGCTTCATTCCCTCTTATATTACCTCCAGCTTTCCATATCTCTGGAGTTTGTTCTTTTATATTTTTAGCAAAGTCATAGTCGAACTGTGGCTCGTCACTATTTCTTAAACTAATTTTTTTATCATCCCCTTTATTAGGGAAGTCTGTTTGTCTTTCTTCATCATCTTCCAACTGAGCATAACAGACAGCAAGTCGTTGAGAGTTATCGTCATACTCCTTCATAAACTCATCAGACATACATCTCTCAATGAACTCCTCGTTAGTCTCGTCTGTTTCTTTAGTCGGTATTGGCATCGTCTTCTTCTTCTATGTCACCAATAGGTGCAAAATTTAAAGGCATAAATAACTGATCTCCTTCAGGCCCTACTCTATTTAAGTCCTCCATTCTTCTTACTTCATTAATAGACAAAGCTCCTATTGAAGTCATCTCTCTATAATATGAGGCTCTGCTAGAACTATCACCTCTCAATAGTCCTTTAGCATCTATCTTAATCGTAAATAAACCAAACTCGCTATCTCTGAACAGCTTTCTGTTTAGCTCTTGCTCTATCATTACCATATAAGGCATCAATGTAAATCTTACAAAGTCGATAGATAAAGCCTCAATGCTAGAATAGTTTGCAGCTTTTTCTAAATGTCCAATCAAAGACAAGGGTACTTTGAAAGCTCTAGCCACTTCTTCAATTTGAAATCTACGAGTCTCTAAAAGTTGATACTTGTTAGCATCTATATTTGTTTGCTCGAATGTCATACCTTCTTCAAGGATTGCTGTCTTACCAGCAACAAACGAGCCTGAATAGTTTTGATTCCAAGAGTTTTTTAATCTTGCAACAGCCTCTTTGCTTAGTTTTCCAGGATGTTTTATTACTCCACCAACTTGAGCAGAGTTGCCTAGATAACTATTAGCCGTATCATTTGCAGCTATTGAAGTTGCTATTGTTGTGTTCTGTGCTTTCAATACGCTTATTCCCTCATATCCGTTAAAAGATAAGTTAAAGAAATGCAGCATATCTTCTTTCATTACTCCGATTTCATAATCTTTTATATCATAAAAAATCTGTCCTTCGTGCTTTACTACCTTAACATCTTGAGGATTTATTGGTATTAAAGACAAGGGTCTAGCCGAGCTATCGCGTTCTATGTAAAAATAGCTGTTACCTTCTAGCAATAAGTTAGTCATCAAAGTATCAAGAAAGGTGTAAGGTGTCATAAACTGATTAGGCTCACGAGCTAAAAGCCGGTAGATTGGATGACTGATGTCTGTAATTTTATCATCGTCAACCTCAACTTTATAAACTTTAATGGGTAGACTTGCGATTGATTCGCTAATAACTCTTACACAAGCAAAGACTGCGCTGAATGTTAATGATGTATCTCTATTAACGGCTGTCCTATTGGCTGCACCTTGCCCACCAAAGATAGCTCTTAAAAAATTATCACCTCGCTTTTCAGAACGAAGGAAGTCGAATAGTCCCATAAAATTGTAATTACTTTACAAAGATAAGAGAAAAGTCAAAAGTCAAATCCAAATAATATCGTTGTCATCATAGGTAGATGAGTCGCTAGAATCGTTATTCATATAACATCCTAGAGCCATAACAAGAGCCACCATTCCGTCAATTTTTTCTGAGCTTTTAGATTTATCCATCTTAATGTTACCAGCAGGATCGGACTTCATAGCTAAGTTAGAACACATCCACCTTAAAACTTTATTGCCTCCGTGATTTATTTGTTTACCTAGTACAAGCTTCTCTAGTTCTTTAGTAGGTGTGGACATACTAGCAAATCCTTGTCCGTAGGGATGCATAGGAAAAGAATCATCTACAAGTGAATTGACTAGCATTGAGCTATTCCATCTATCATATGCTATCTCTTTAATGTTTACAATCTCAGCTACTTCTTTGATTCTTTTTTCTATATAATTATAGTCAGTCACATCACCAGGAGTTAATTCAATAAGTCCTTCTTTACCCCAACCAATATAGTCAACTTGATCTCTCCTACTTCTTATAAAAGCGTTATCCTTTGGAGCAAAGAAATAAGGTATTACAGTAAACCTATCATCCTCTGGAATAATTAAAACAAAAGCAGATATATCTCTTACTGTTGCAAGATCAAGTCCAGCGTAAGCTGTCATCCCTTTGTAATCTTCTAGCTTGATTGGAGATTTGTTGCACTCCATCCATTGAGCATCTGATAGCCACTTACTAGCTGATGACATCCATTGGTTGAGGTGTAACATTCTGAAAGTGTTTTCATAACTCGGTAACTTGATTGCTTTTTCTTGTTCTCTTTTGAGATAGTCTAATTTAACGACTCCACTTTCTAAGCCAGGATTTGCAATCTTCAAAGCCTCCTCACTTGTCCAATCTGTTTCTAAATCACAACAATACTTGACATAGTAAAAACTCGAATCGTCTATGATTTGTTCAGCCACTTTTCTTCCATATTCCTCTGTCTTGTAGCATATAGACTCACGATTATATCCAGCCGTTGTTATTGCTATTGTTAATGGTTGTCTCCGACTACCAACCGAAGTAGTCAAGGCATCCCAAAGGCTAGAATCTTTTTGAACAAAGAACTCATCCATACAAATGAATGAAGCGTTATATCCAAACTTAGAACTTGCCTCAGAACTAATAGCCTTAAAAGCTGAGTTGCTTTTTTCGTGGATAATAGAGTTCTTAAATACTTTGAGATTCTTGTTTAGTTGAGTGTCAGCTCTTACCATTCCACTAGCAACATCAAATATAATACCAGCTTGTTGTCTATCACCAGCAGCAATGTAACATTCAGCAGATGGCTCATTGTCGGCTAGTAACATATACAAAGCAATAGCACTTATAAGAGTTGACTTTCCGTTCTTTCTAGGTAGACAAATATAAGCCGTTCTAAATCTTCTTAGTCCACTATCTTTATACTTCCAACCGAATAAATCTCTGACTATTGTTTTCTGAAATGGCTCTAACTTGAAAGGTTGTCCTCCTAGCTCACCCTTAATATGCTTGATGTGATTCTCTATGAAGTAGACTACTCTATCTGCTGCCTTGTCATCAAAATAAAAAGTCTTATCCTCTTTAAGTTTCATTAATCAAAGAAATTAAAATCGTCTGTCCTTTCCTCATCTTGTTCTGGCATACTAAGAGATGCTCTGCTGCTCGGAGTAAATCCAAATTGCGTAGCAATTTTCATTGCATTCTGTAAAGCGTTTTGCATTACCTTGTACTTTGGTGCAATCTTACTCGACCTTAATCGACCATCTTTGTCCACAGTCTGTTCTGTAAAGTTGCCTTGTAACTCTTGAGCTATCTCTCGGTATATACCTATCTCATTACAATAAGCTGCTAAGATTGATAAGTCAGTTAAGTGCAACATCTTAATATTGGCTAGTTCGTTAGTAACTAAATGCCATTCATCTGCACCTTGTTGATTGAGAAAGGAGGGAGCTGAAGGCATACTCACAACCTGAGTTGTTTCCATCTCGTTTCCCACTAACCGAGATTTCTCAAGAGTACCCTTCAATTTTTTAACTTTTGTTGGTGTTCGCTTCCTACCTTTCATAACTGAACTTAAACTGGTTTTAGTTTGGTATATCTATACCCACACGATTTAGCTCTAATTTTGCGTATAAAATATCCTAAT